GGAAGTCTGCAAGAGCTTTGCTCACTTGTGACTTGGCAGCAGGTGCAATAGGTTTGTTCGGGAGTGGTGTTTGTATTGGCACACCGGCAGGCGTGGGCGCAGGTGCTTGGCTGTTCACCTTTAGCAACTTCGCCTCTGCCAGCACGGACTCCGTAAATGTCTTGATATCTATTTGTTTGTTGTCAATTGTGAATGGAAGGTCAGGTGCTTCTGCATTGACGAGCTTCAAGCCATCAGCAGTGTACTGATACTTGCCTCCTTTCTCTCTGAGTTTCTTCTCCCACAAGTTCCGTGCAGTGGCTACGGTGACATCCTTGTCGAGGTCAAGTGCATAGTTGTAACTGCCGAACATCCCTTGCAGTTCCTTGTCGGTCAACTGAGATTGCCACTGGCTATTGACTGTCTCGACATCCTTCTTGCGAGCTTCTTTCTCTGCATTATAGAGTGAGGAGAGTTCGTTGATTTTGTCAACCAACGCTTTCTTCTCGCCTCCAGTCGCAGTGATTGCTCTCTCTCTTGCATCCGAGATAGCCTTCGCCAATAGCGGAATACGGTTGTAAGTAGATTGCTCACCAAGAATTGCTGACTTGGTTTCGTCATCGAACTCATACGATTCAAGTACGTCTTTGATTTTTGTGTCAATGGTCGACAAAGCAGTTGCAGTGAAGTGCTTCTTCACCACTGGATTGTACTTGGCTTCGTCCTCAGTCATCAGTTTGCTCTGCATAGCAGATGCAATAGTTGACGGAACTTGCACGCTCGATAGCGCAGGATTTGTGACCACTGACTTCAATGATTCGTCAGCGTTGTCAATACCTACACGGTCAGCAATTGATTGGATAAATTCAGCTAAATTCATATTTGTTTTTCCGATTTGCTCGGCTTGGTTTTACTCATATCAATGACAGTCTCCTTGATGACTTTCACTTCCGAATTGACTGGCAGGATGTCGCAGACACCATCGATGCCTTGCTTCATCAGCATAATCCTGACTTCATTTTCGTTGACAGATGGGAACTGAAACCATTCCTTTCCGTCACGCATTACTTTACAAAATTTCTGATCCATACTTTACAAATATACATCACTTATTAGCGAATTCGTCACGCAATTCTTTAGGCACTACGGCTGCACTGACCGGGTACAATTGGTGATTGCAGTTGTATCCTCCCCGATTGATGCGGAAATTAGCAGCATTCGTGCCGGGTATCATGCCTTGTGGCAGTCCAGTCTTCTCGTAGATTGGCACTCGCTCCCCACAGACATAGCCATTGACGATATCGTCAAGTTGGCTGCGGTGGATATATTCCATGCACTTGCTACGCTTGGCTTGTATCAGCGCATCGCAGATAGGTCGGCTTGTATCTTGCAGGCTTCCGTCATATTTGTACCATACCAAGCCAAGATCATCCGTCAGAACTGCGTTGTAGTTTGCTGAGTATTGATTCAGTGAGTCAGTGACAATCTGCTTAGTATACCTCACTAATCTGCCATCTCCAGCATCCGTATCGAGCATAAATTCTCTGACCTGCTCGATGAACTCTGCACGGCTTCCTCCGGTAGTCACGTTCTTGACGAGGATGTCACGCACCGGGTCCACGAAGTTCACGCCGATAGCATCCTGTCCGAGCTGATCGACTACGGCTTCCTTAGCCAGCGACTGAATCTGCTCCATCACGCTTGGCACTTTGAACTTGCCTACCGTTGCCGTGAAGTATTGGTTCTGAAGTTTAGTTAGTTCATTGTAGTCCTCCAGCAATAGGTCGAGGTCATCTTGGTATTTCTTATCGAAGATGACTCTATTGAGTTCGTCCTTGATGCGTGATATTGTCCGTATGTTCTTAGCAGTTGGCTTAATCTTACCATCCGCATCTGTGTCAAGGTCTGCGGTGAGGTTCAGCACCACATCATAGGACTGCCGTTGGAGCTGAGGCATACGCTCATTCCATTGGCTGACACGCATCTCAATCAGCTCAGTGATTTTCTCTATGATTTGTGCTTGGGTAGCCATTACAATCCAGCATCAGCAGGAGTCGGGGCAGGAGCAGGCAATGCCCTGCGTTCCTGCGAATATCTGAGCATCACCGCCATCTGGTCAGCGTAGCTAAGATTGGCAAAGTCCTGCACCTCTTCCAAAGCTCTGGTCACGAATTTATTGATGTTAGCGTGTATTATGAGGTCGTTCTGGTCGATAGCGTTGTACATCCGTTGCAGACTGATGTTCTCCTCCGGTACTCCTGCGAATGGGTCAAGCTTCAGCTTGAGTACCACTAAGTCCTTCACCTCTGAATCGTTGAACTTCTTTCCTGCGAGTTCTATCTGCGCAGCGTTGATGATTGCCGGGTCAACCTTTGCATTCACCATTGATGTCAGCTCATCCACAAGCACCTTGCCCGATAGCATATCGAACCTCTCAGGCACTGGTATGTATGGCAGCAGCGCACGGATGTCGCTGGTCACTCCTGAATATCTCCACGCACAGATGTCGTAGATGATTTCGTCCATGATACGAACAACGTCCTCTGCGATGCTATGCACGAATGAATACAACTCCTCACGGTCAACCTGCTTGGCAACACCTGACTGACTGAGTGGTGTATCAGCAAGGTACTCCATGTTGATAGCACTCAGAGCATCATAGATATGCTGGCGAATGCGCTCCTCCTGAAGCTTGGCGATATCGGTCTGCTTCTGTACGTAGCCGATGGGAGGCGTAGGTATCGCAGGCTCTCCTGCTCTTGGTGCAGGCAGTACAAGATGCTCAAATGGATTCAGTGGCAATAGTCCTTTGCCTGAGCAAGACGGACACTTTATAGGTGCTGAGTTCTCCTTTGGTATCTCTCCAAGACCCTTACATCGACCGCATTGCTGCGGTTGCATAGACCACATTGTCGAGTGTATATGCTGCACGATTTCAGCTTGCAAGTCACTGTACTCCCTCAGAGCCTCGTTCATCTTAGGCACGATACCACTGATGCGAGACTCGTACAACGCACGGTCTTTGTAGTTCTCGATGATCATGCCGTAGAGATGGCGCACCGGGATATATCCCAACGTATTCGGCATCTGAAACACCTCACGCACTGCGTAATCCTTTACCTCAAATATCTGAATGATGTCAGGCTGAATCACCCAATACTTGTCCTCATCGTGTTCCTTCAGCACATAGTACAATCCTTCCTTGTAGTCAAGCACATCCTCTGAATTGAATATCATCGGGTACGGCTCGTAGTATTGATTGTCTTGCTTCTCCCAGTTAGTCGGCAGAGTCAGCACCGCAGCATTCGCATCGATGAGATACTGCTTGAAGCACACGCTGAACATCCAATTGGTGATGCTACCATTACGAGGCATCTTATACATCAGATACTTCTCAGGACTCTCGTCTTCAGCAATCACCGCAGGCAGTTCATTCGGGAATGAAATCATCCAATCCTGACTCTTACGAATTTTCATGAGTGAGTTGTAGACCTTCGTGAAGACTGGCTTGGTGATAGGGACGAAGATTTTCTTGCGGTAGTGCTTTATCTCATCACTCTCGGCAGGTCTTCGCTGGTCAATCAGCTCACCGGGATACTCACCATCTGCATGGGTCTCCAGCTCTTCGTACATTTCTACGGCATCATCGTAGTCCTCATGACGAAGACCTTGCATCAAGTACGGTTCGAGAAACGAGGGGGAGATTGCTGGCATTAGATTACAGTTCTTTCGGGTAGTTGATTCATCTTGTGTGTTACCTTTAAGGTCGGCATATTCATCCTATAGGATGCGTTCTTGCAGAATTCTTCATAGATATTCTGCTGCTGCTTGGTCATCATTCTACCACCTACGGAATAGGCGTAGTATTGTTTCTTAATCTCTACCGAGCCAAGCACTCGCTTGACTGCAGGTTGCCAGTAGGTAGGTTGATATGGCATCGCATGAGGCAGGTGTCTCACTTTGTTCAGCGCAAGATTGAAGAATGGTTCATCAGGTTTGTCTCCTGCGAATGAGCGAGTGGTGAGCTTATTCTCATCGTAGTAGTTCCTTGCACTTACAAATATACTATCAGATAGGTCGGATTTCTTCCAACATATCCACTCACTCGATAGGTCCACCCACTGCTCGATATCGTCATAGGCTTCTTTGAGTTTGTCAGCATTGACCCACTCTGATATTCCTTTGTCAGGGTCGTTCTTCCCTCTGTTTGCCATTGTCCACTCCACGCCTTGCATCTGCTCCCAGAACTCGTTGAACTTAGCCAACGGACTGAATATCATGTCTGCATCAACGAACAATGTCTGCTCGTATGGTGTCAGCTCGTTGAGATAGAACTTGCAGACCAGTGGGACTGTCTTGCCGTCTCGCATATAGCACTCGGAAGATGGCTTGATTATCTTATCGAATATCATTCGCTGACCTTCGTGCAGATGGCTGATACCGACATCATCGGCAATCACGCACACCTGCTGCGTAGGGTCTGCTGACTTGATGCTCAGAGCTAAGTTGTAGGCGTATCTGCCGTACAACGGATGCTTCAGAGCCATTGTAATTATTCCTCTTAGCACGATTTATTGTATAGTGTTGGTTCGTTCACATCAATCAAATTCACTCTGCTCTGCGCAAGATTATAGCGTCCATTCTGACCCCACTCAGGCTCGTAATCTTCAGCCTCGCAGAAGTATTGCGCACCATTGATGATTAGGTCATCGCTGAGAATCTGCAAGCGTATGACATCATGTGTAAGTTCATCCACATAGTCGAACCATGCAGTACGAATCTTACTGCTCTGAGCAAAGCTCCTACTACGTCCTCCATTGCTGAACAAATACTCCTCGCTCACTGCCGGGTAGACTGGGTTGAATTGAAGAACTCGCAGGCGTTGAACCAACTTGAAGGTAGTGGCAGTGCTTGGGTCACTGAAGAAGAACCCGAAGGCGAAGCCATCGTTGTTGCCCTCCACCCAAAACGAGCAATCCCATCCGGTTGTCGAGTAGTTTATGAAGTTCGTGCTGACAGTTTGCTCAGATGTGCAGCAGTCCGTGACACGCAGATAGTAGCATCCGTTCTCGATGACCAATGGATACCCATCAGGGTCTGTTAAGTTGTTGAGCTGGAACTTCCACACCAACCGATCTTGATAGTAGGTGATGGGATATGTCAAGTCGCTCGCATCGTATGCTTGACTGATTGGATTCAAATCGCTATCAAGCACCTCAAAAGTATGGTCATAGCACATCTCCTCGATAACAATATCGTAGATGATGCCATCAAAAAGTGAATCACTTGTGAAATTGATTGCGCCAGTCGCTACGTTGTGCGTATAGTAAACTGTGTAGTCTCCGTTGCCATTGGCAGTATAGAACGAACCTCCTGAGTTGTTGACGAATATATTCCCATCAGTCGAGTTCATTATGCTGAACGTAATCTTGTAGTGATTATTCAGTACGAGCGATGAAGATGTTGTGATGTTGTTGAAGCTTGCATCGTAGGACTTCAACTGAAAACCATTCACTGACTCTACATATTGCCAATATCTGCCTGATGAAATTGCGGTGTTTGGTACGAAGCATTGACCATTATCGGTCAAATTGTACGCCTGCACATCGTTGATGATGAAATCCGATGTTCCTGCAAAGCCGTATATGACAAGGTTCAATCCGACTGCACTACTAACCAAGACTGTGTATCTTCCGTCTATATTTTGATTGATGTTAACACCAGTAACAGTCACTACGTTATAGCTTGGTGTTGTGAGGTCAGAGAATCCTATGTATATCGGATTGACAACGATATCAGCCGTGAAGCTTATCAAGAACACATCTCCTGCAGTTCCCGGTAGCACTTGATAGATACCATTGTTAGCTATCGGTGGATTCTGCGCTCCGTTGGCTGCTTGACTCCACGTTACGATAGAGCCTACTGGCACTCCAGTGCTTACTACAAATTCATCCCAGTTACCTGCGGTCAGTAAGTTTGCCAAGTCACCATCAACAACATCATCAGTATATGAACTCCAATCACATCCCAAGAACGTACTGCAAGGCGTATTAATCAACTGCACCTGCATCTGATCAGTGTCTTGCATCAATTGAGCGTAGGCACGTTGGTCATTGTTCAGACAACCATTGAGCTGCGATACACTATTGACTGCAAATTGAATTGGTTGATTGGGTATATTAACTGCCCCCATTTTGAGTTGCTTTTGATGTTGATACGATGAATTCTGCTACGCCATTAGTATGATTGTATTTCAGTTCCTTAATCCATCCGAATCTTGGTGACTGACCTTCCATATTGAATTGAATCCTGCCTATTGGATTTGCTAAGATAGTATCGAATTGCGACTGACTCATCGGGTAGTTGAAGCGATGCAGCTGCACCTTGATATCATTGGGGTCTGCATCGAGGAAAACTCCTCCGGTGATGCTCGTATCCACGCATTGCAAGAATGTGTTTGATGCTCCTGAGAGGATTGTATATAGCTGACCTCCTTGATAGACTCCTAACGTAGGTATGCCATCAGGGAAAGAACGTACTCGCACTCGTGTATAGTCTCCTGCAACCATTGTGATAGCAGTATCGTTCAATGTTTTTGTAATTACTTGATTAAGGAACCCAGCGAAAACAGAATAGCAGTTTGCAACACCAACGCCTAAACAGTTGTTGGGTGTATAGTATTCGTATCGTTGTTGCAATACGTTGGCAGCATTGTAGTGTTCCAGCCATATCTGATACCAGTTACGACTCGTTCCATCCTGCGGACCCATCAAGAAACTTACTGCACCTCTAAATGTATATACTCCAGTGATTGCAGCCGTGTATGTTCTCGTGACCGTGTCATAGTAGTTGCCAAAGTCATAGGACTCAACATCTATGAACTGCTGAAAGTCCTCGTTGGCAGTGAATACAGTATGAGTCAACGCCCCACTCAAGTACGCATACATCTGCCCCTCTTGACTATTGATGTAGTAGCTTGCTATGCTATTGGCAATATCAGGTAGGTATCGCTGGCTGATGTTATCATTGTTGAGCCGTGCATTGTAGTGATACCGTGCAGGCACTGAGTTCAAGAAATTGTCATTAGTAGTCCTTCCATTGAAGTCATCAGTGTAGATGCTATCGATGATGAACAGATTGCTATCGTAGTCCTGCACGCCCGTCTGAGCGCAGCGTTGGATGATATTCGTGCTGACTACCCACTCGCTCGATAAGTCAAGTGTGAGGTCAAGGTTGCAGTTGCCAAGCACGTGGAACTCCTCTGACTTATACCCGAAATAGTCGATGTCATCGGGGAAGTCGCTATACGTATCATCAGTCGGACTGCCGAACTTGACAATGGCGTAGAGCTTGTCACTATCGTAGCTGGTCACTACCTCATAAACATCCGATGCGGTGAAGACCGTTGTGTTGTCATACAGATAGTCAATAGTCTCAATCCTAACTACCGGATTGGTGAATGGATTCTCAACCAGCAGGATGATGGGAATGCGGTTGTTGATCTCGTTGAAGAGTTCAATGAAACTGAACTGCACCCATCTGCCAGTGGTGAATGAAGGCACTACGCCACGCAGTCGCTCGCCAGTAGTGATGCACAGACCCTCCCAAGTACCTCCTGCACCGAAGCTCGTGGAGGTGAATCCGACTGTGTTGTCGGTCATGAAGTCCACCATATACCTGAACGCTTCCTCAACCCGGCACGTAGGCACGGTGCGTATCAGCGTGCTTCCATTGCTCACTCGATAGACATCAAGATCATACTGCTCAGTCACAGTGATGGCTTCCTTGTTCTTGGTATAGAATCCCTCCAGCGAGGTCTTGATACTCTTGTTGTTGTTTATCTTACTGAAGAAGCTCTTGTCATTCACCTTGCAATTCACCGTGCAAGCTCTCTCGTTGAACTCACAATCACTCAGAAATATGAATCCCTCAAATATCAAACTCCATTGCTGCCAGCGTTGCCTTTGCTGAAGCATTAGTCAAGGCTTTGACTACCAAGAATCCTCCTGCTGCCTTAATACTTGCTGCTGCTGTGGGAGGTCTGAACCTTGCCAAGATTATCGCTACGACATTACCTCGATTCAAGGAAGG